CCGGGGAAGGCGCGAATCTCGATCCGGTTTCGGCCGGCGGCCAAGTGCGTCAAATTCAAAAGGTGGTAGCGGTCTCGTTCGCAGCGGGTCTTCGCGGCGTCTTTGTTGCCGTAGCTTTTGATTTGTTTCGCCCAGTGGGTTCGTTCGCGGCGCTTGGTGCCGGTCGAAGCGTAAATGGCTCGTTCGTGGTTCGCGATCAGCGAAATCAGTCGGGCCAAAGCCGCAGCGTCGCCGTTCCAGGAAACCGTTACGTGCAGGCCGCAAGATTCGTTGACCCGCGCGCCGCGTTCTTTGATCGCGTCCACCGCGGTCTCTACGTTGGCGAGTCCTTCGTAGCCGCGAAGGACCGGCGATACGAACTCGCATGGTTTGCGTCCGGCCGGCGTGCGGATGCTGCCGTCGCGTTCTGCTTTCCAACCCGCGGGCAGCCAAGCGACCGGCAACCCGTTGTGGTATCCGCCGATCGGCGTGCGGTCGGTGCCGGGCATGTGGGTTTCGATTTCGATACCGAAGGCGATGTCGTTGGCGTTCATTCGTGTGTCTCCAAAAGGCGTGTAATTCGTTTCGTTGACACACATGAGCCATGCGTTTCGAGATACCTCAAGCGAAGTCCGGAAGTAATGTTTCAGTAATTCCCAGGTTTCTTTTCACCCGCACACGCCGCCACTTCTGGCCCAACGTCGCCGGCCCAAACATGCGGCCGACGATGCCAAACATGCAAACAAACGCGACAGTCGCCGACGTGTGCGGCGTGTCGCGAACCAACCCACGGATCCCGTCATGGAAGGCAAACGAGAGAATGTTGACCCCACGAGACTTTCGGTCGAGCAACTTTCAAAGTTGTTGAGCAACGCGTACCGCCAGCGCGTTCCAGAGAAACAAATCGCCGCCGACCTAGAAGCCGGTGCACCGACAAACGTTGACGGCACGATCAACTTGGTCGTCTACACCGCTTGGCTCTTACAGGAGATGCACCGTGGCGACTGACCCGCGACGAATGAAACCGAGCGAGTGCTGCCGAACGCTCAATAGCACGCCGCTCGGTGAGGTGATTAACGAACGCCAGCTCTATCGCTATCGAACGCGAGCTGGCAATCGCATCGGAGACGGAACGCACGTTGACCTTCTCCGGTTTACCGCTTGGCTAGTCGAAGAACGCCACCGTCCGAAACCGCCGGCCGACGAGAATCCATACGGCAAGGTCAAAGACAAGGCCCGCGCCCGCAACGCAGCGATCGCATTGGCCGGTCGCGACATTGGCGACCTGCCGGTGATCGAGGATCCGCGGCGAAAAGCGAAGGCCGCCAGTAGTTTTCGATACTTTTGCGAAGCCTATTTCTCGCTGACGTTTCATCTGCAATGGTCGCCGGATCACTTGAAGGTGATTGAACGCATCGAAGAAGCCGTCGTTCGCGGCGGATTGTTCTCACTCGCGATGGCTCGCGGTAGCGGAAAAAGTTCGCTGGCCGAAGTCGCATGCATTTGGGCCGTGCTCAACGGCTATCGCGATTTCGTTTGCCTGATCGGCAGCGACGAAGGTCACGCTTGCGATATGCTCGACTCGATCAAAACCGAGCTAGACGCCAACGAATTGTTGTTGGCCGACTATCCGGAAGTCTGCTTTCCGATTCAGGCGTTGGATGGCATCTCCAACCGCGCTAACGGACAACTCTACCAAGGCAAGCGCACGCAGATCGGCTGGACCGCCAAAGAGGTCGTCTTACCAACCATCGCCGACAGCAAAGCGAGTGGCGCGATCATCAAAGTCGCCGGCCTAACCGGGCGGATCCGCGGGATGAAGTTCAAGCGGCCGGATGGCCGTACGGTTCGGCCGTCGCTAGTCGTGCTCGATGACCCGCAAACGGACGAGTCGGCTCGTTCGCTTTCGCAATGCGCCAACCGCGAAGCCATCCTCGCCGGTGCGGTCCTCGGACTCGCCGGCCCAGGCAAAAAGATCTCCGGAATCATGCCATGCACCGTCATTCGTCCCGGCGACATGGCCGACAACATTCTCGATCGCGACAAACATCCGGAATGGAACGGTGCGCGAACGCGAATGGTGAACTCATTTCCAACAAATGAAACGCTATGGGAACGCTACGCAGAAATCCGTGCCGAGGGTTTGCGCGCCGGCGACGGAGGCGCGGCCGGCACCGAGTTCTATCGTCAAAACCGCGATGCAATGGACGAAGGTGCCGACGTCGCTTGGAAGGAACGTTTCAACCACGACGAACTGTCGGCGATTCAGCACGCGATGAATTTGAAACTACAAGACGAAGCCGCCTTCTTCGCCGAATATCAAAACGAACCATTGCCGGAAGAACGCGTCGATGCCGACCAACTCACCGCCGAGCAGGTCGCTGGCAAGATCAACGGACTGGAACGACGCTGCGTTCCGATTTCGGCGAACCATCTCACCGCGTTCATTGACGTGCAGCAAAAGCTTTTGTTCTATGTCGTTGCCGCCTGGGAAGACGATTTCACGGGCTACGTTCTCGACTATGGAGCGTACCCCGATCAAAGCCGAGCGTATTACACGCTTCGCGATGCACGCCACACGCTGGCAACCGCCGCGGACGGCACGGGACTCGAAGGCAGTATCTATGCCGGCCTCGAATCACTCACCGAAGATTTGCTTGGTCGTGAATGGCAACGTGACGATGGCGCGGCAATGAAGATCGGCCGGTGCTTGATTGACGCGAATTGGGGACACTCGACGAATGTGGTCTATCAATTCTGCCGGCAAAGCCCACACGCTTCGATCCTATTGCCTTCGCATGGTCGATTCGTCGGTGCGTCCTCGAATCCATTCAGCGAATACAAACGCCGCCCCGGTGACCGCGTGGGTTTGAACTGGCGAATCCCCAGTGTCCACGGGAAGCGTGCGATTCGCCACATCATCTACGACACGAACTGGTGGAAGTCGTTCACTCACGCGAGGCTCGCGGTCGCAATGGGCGATCGTGGTTGCTTGTCCGTTTACGGCAACCAAGCCGAAACGCATCGAATGTTCGCCGAACAAATCACCGCCGAATACTTCATCAAAACAGAAGGCCGCGGTCGGACTGTTGACGAATGGAAAGCCCGACCCGAACAGCCCGACAACCACTGGCTCGACTGCCTCGTCGGCTGTGCCGTCGCCGCTTCGATGCAAGGCGCGCTGTTGTTTGGCACCGATGTGGAACCAACCCGCCGACGCGAGCGAGTCAGTTTCAAAGAACTGCAAAAGCGAAAACGGAACTAAATCAAGCCTTTCTGAATATTCGCGTACAAGTCTCGCCTCCTACGGCATAGGTAACCAGGGATGAAGCAATGTTTCTAATCAAACGCAAGCCATGCCTGAAGAGTTGAAAGATGTAATCCGTGAGAACGCTGCGGGGCCTGCGAAGGCTTCGGGGGATGCGGGGTCGGTTGAGCAGCACAAGCTGACGGAGCAGATTGCTGCGGACAAGCATCTCGCTGGCAAGGACGCGGTTCGCAAACCCAATCGCGGTTTGCGTTTTAACAAGATCGTGCCGCCTTCGGCTGGCTGATCTTTCTTTTCGGTTCGCGATGAGCACAGGGCTGCCGGGGACGGCAATAGGATTACAACACGGATGTTGAAGATGTTGTCAGGGATTATCGAGCAAGCATGGCGCGGCGGAGCTTCCCGCTCTTCATCCGCGCCGGGACGCTCGCCCCGGCAGCCCTTCTTTTCGCGGCTTCGTGCGAAGTACGACGCCGCGAATACCACGCTCGACAACATGAAACATTGGGCGCGAGCCGATGGTTTGTCGTCAGCTGCAGCGAATAGCCCCGATGTGAGGCGAACCCTTCGCAATCGGTCGCGATACGAGGTTGCGAATAACAGTTACGCCCGCGGGATCACGCTGACCCTCGCCAATGACGTGGTTGGCACCGGGCCGCGTTTGCAAATGTTGACAGCGGATGACGCTGCAAATCGCTTTGTTGAACAAGAGTTCTTCGCCTGGGCCGAAGCAGTTGGATTGGCCGAAAAGCTGCGGACGATGCGGCTCGCCCGCGTTTCGGATGGCGAATCGTTTGGTTTGCTGACCAGCAACGAACGAGTTGACTCAACCGTGAAGCTCGACGTGCGGTTGATCGAAGCCGACCAAGTGGCTTCGCCGACGTTGGTTGCAGACCGCTCTCGCTACATCGACGGCATTCAGTTTGATGTCGACGGAAACCCGCTCAGCTACGACGTGCTTCGCGAACATCCTGGCGATGTCACGTTCACGATCGACGAAGAATTCGACACGGTGCCGGCATCCGCGGTGCTTCACTACTTCCGCTGCGATCGTCCGGGGCAGATTCGCGGCATCCCTGACATCACGCCGGCACTGCCTCTATTCGCACAACTACGCCGCTTCACGCTTGCCGTACTTGCCGCTGCCGAAACTGCGGCTGACTTTGCCGGCATCCTCTACACCGACGCGCCGGCCAATGGCGAAGCCGACGCTGCCGAACCGTTCGAGCCAATCGAACTTGAAAAGCGAATGCTGCTCACGATGCCTGGCGGATGGAAGATGGCTCAAATGAAGTCGGAGCAACCTTCGACCACCTACGCCGAGTTCAAGAAAGAGATTCTCAATGAGATCGCTCGTTGCTTGAACATGCCGTTCAATGTCGCCGCAGGGAATTCCTCGGGATACAACTACGCGAGTGGGCGTCTCGATCACCAAACCTACTTCAAGTCGATCCGTGTTGAGCAAACGCAACTTGCTCGCGTCGTTCTGGATCGCGTTTTGATTGCTTGGCTTCGCGAAGCCATTCTCATCGAGGGCTATCTGCCCAATTCGCTTCGCACGCTCGACTCCACGTTCGAGCATCAATGGTTTTGGGACGGGCACGAGCACGTCGATCCCGCCAAAGAAGCCAACGCCCAAAAGATCCGTCTCTCGAATCATACGACGACTCTGGCCATCGAATTTGCGCGGCAGGGGCGTGATTGGGAGACGGAACTCAAACAGCGTGCCAAAGAAGTGTCGCTGATGCGTGAGCTTGGTCTGTCGGCCAGCGATGAAATTCAACCCAAACCCTCAACCAAGGTCACGGAAGACAATGCCGAAGACACAGCACGCGCCGCTTGAAGCCGACGCCGAATCCGTCCCGAGTTCGTTGCGAATCGTTTGTGATGATGCGGCAACGATCACGCTCGCCGCGGCCGAAACGCCGGAAGAAGGCAAGCCTTCGCTACGTAAGTTCTCGATGACGGCTTACACGGGTGGCGCGATGCGATTGGGCGGCTGGCCTTATCCAGTCGTCGTCGACTTGGCTGGCATGCGAGTGACTCGCAAGTCGCGACCGATTTTGAAAGACCACGATCGGGGAAGCATTGTCGGACACACCGACGACATCGCGATCACCGACAAGTCGCTCGAAGTCGCCGGCGTGATCTCGGGCGTTGGTGCGACGGCTCAGGAAGTAATCGCGACTAGTGAGAACGGTTTTCCATGGCAAGCATCGCTGGGGGCGAGTGCCGACAAGGTTGTTTTCATTCCTGAAGGCAAGACAGCCAACGCCAACGGCCGCGAGTTCAAAGGGCCGGTCTATGTCGCTCGTAAGTCCACGCTGGGCGAGGTTTCGTTCGTCGCTTTGGGTGCTGACGACGACACCGAGGCTCGCGTCGCGGCCGGCTTGGCTGACGCCGACGAGCCAGACGTTGCCGAAACCGATCCCACCGACGATCTCGAACCCGTCAACGCAAGTTTGAATATGAGCACGAAGCCAAAGACCGAAACCAAAACAGCGACCACCTCACCGGTCAGCGACATGCGTGCCGAGGCCGCTGCGGAATCTCGTCGCATCGCCGGCATTCGCAAGGTCTGCGCGGGCAATCACGCCGATATTGAAGCCGACGCGATCGAGCAAGGCTGGTCCACCACCAAAACGGAACTCGCCGTGCTGAGAAGCGAACGCCCCAAGGCTCCCGAACAGACGCAAAACTCATCGCGATATAGTCGCGAAGTCCTCGAAGCTGCCGCCTGCCTGTCGGTCGGCATCGAAGAAAAGACGCTGCAGGCCAGCTATGGCGAAAAGACGCTCAACGCCGCCAACCCGCTTCGGCACATCGGCTTGCGTGAACTCGTTGCCGAATGTGCTCGCATGGAAGGTATCGACGTTCCACGCGTCTTCGGTGACGGAACGGCGACCATTCGTGCCGGTTTCAGTTCCATGAGCCTACCCAGCATCATGGAAAACGTCATGAACAAAACGTTGCTGGCGGCCTATCAAAACACGCCGATCGCCGCCTTCGATCTTTGCAGCGTCGGAACCGTCACCGATTTTAAGGAGGTGGCTCGATACCGTTTGCTTGGCACTGGCGGGTTTGAGCAGGTTGCTCCCGACGGAGAATTGAAACACGGCAAACTGTCCGAACAGAAGTACAGCAACAAGGCTGACACCTACGGTCAGATCCTCACGCTGACCCGGCACGACATCATCAACGATGACCTGTCGGCGTTCATGGATATCCCTCGTCAAATGGGACGCAGTGGTGCCGAGTCCATCGACGACTTGTTCTTCACACTGCTGCTCAAGAACGCCGGATTCTTCTCGTCCGCC